TCAGAGCCACGCCGCCAAGTATCAGTATGTACTTTACGTTCGAGAGTTGCGATAACTCCCGCATCAAGACTGCTCCCCACTTTCGCATTTCCTCTGCTGGGACGGGCACCTTCTCGTTCTTGTTGTCCTTCTCCTGTGTGCGCCGCTTGATCACGTTCGTGATGTAACACTGCTCGCGTCTTATTCCGATCTTTCCAAGCTCCGTCCATAGATGCCTCCCGCTTGCTCCCACTAGTGGTTGTTTAAGTAGTACCTCTGTCTCGCCGGGGAACTCTGCAACGATACAGATTTGTGCACTCGGTGATCCACTCCCTAGTACTTGGTACTCCATACCGAGTGAGAGAATGTGTTGTGACGTTTGCTCTTGTAGCTGGTTCATCTTCCCTCCCGAAGGGGGCGCCCATTGCCCATCACACCGTAATAGGTAACGTACGGACTGCCCGTTGGAAGGACCACTGATCAGCTATAACAGTAGCGTGTTTGCGTGCACGCGTTACACCAGTATAGAAGTTGTTCTGGTCCTGTAGTGTGTTGGCGTACTTGTCCATCATATAGATGACGGTAGCGTATTCAGAGCCTTGACTGGCGTGGGTAGTTATAGCATAGGCCAGCTTGATCATCACGCGTGGATCATAGTGGATCAATTGCCCAGAGCGTGGATGCTCATAGTGTACCAGCGGTGGCACTGAGATCACACGATCCCCGAAGTTGATTACAACCTGTCCGTATTCCTCGATCTTCTCGACGATGCCAGTCTCGCCATTGAAGATCATCAAGTTGTAATCGTTCTTCGTCCACAGCACCTTGTCACCGACTAACAGTTCCAGTGTATCCTTGTCCCAACTGTTCCTAGGCATGATACGTGCTTCGGAGAAGTTGTCACGCTGCACGATAGCTTGGATGAGCGTGTTGAGTTTGCGTGTGCCAATCCACCCACGATGCGTGGGGGTGATGATCTGGTTCTCTAGTGAGCGCCACTTCTCTGGATCAGCTTCGATCATAGCTAGTAGCTTCGGCTGCTGCTGACTGCCGAGGATCACGCCGAAGTCATCGAGTGGTTGCGGACACATCTTGTGCAGGATGCGGTGTGCATTCTTTACAATGCCACTACCTTCACCTTGGCGAAAGATGTGTTCGAGCTTCACAGACGGGAAGCGACGTAGGTGCTGCTTGAAAGGGGAGCCCTCCGGTGCTGGTCCTGCACTTACAGAGTACTCCTCTATAGGTGGTAGCTGGTTCACGTCACCGAAGATGCGCAAGCGTGAGCCTGCTGGCATGGCATCGATGAGTTGTCTATTGAGTACGTGATTGACCATGGAGTACTCGTCCACGAGCACGATGGTCTGCTCTAGTGGACGCTTCGGCCCACGCGTAGGGAAGCTCTCGCGTACAGTCTTACCTGTCTCCGGGTCAGGATCACCGGGATGCGAGAACTCTAGTAGACGATGTATCGTCATAGCAGGAAGGCCAGTCGCTTCGCCTATTCTTTTCGCGGCCTTCCCTGTCGGTGCTGCTAGTGCGACTGTGTAGCCTGCGTCTTTCCACGCATGGTACACTCGCTTCATGATTGTAGTCTTACCTGTGCCTGCCTGTCCTGTAATGCCTACGATGCGAGACTCAGTGCCACAGGCGAGACTGATTGCTTGCTCCTGTAGTGGGTCGGAAATGAGGTGTGTGTCTAGTTCGGTCATTGGGCAACTCGTGAATGCTGACTCGCATGTGCTTGTCATACGCATCACGGCCGTGGAAGAACTCAACGGTCACGTGTCCGTCCTCGTCTCGGGTGATGACTTGGAACAGTTCCTCGTCAACTTCGATCATCTGGGTGTGCATTGTGGTCCTCTGCGTGCTTTAAGATTACCTTGGCCATGTTAGTAGTTGCTTCGCGTGCGAATTGGGCTTCTGTCATTTGCAACATCCTTGCTGCTTTGAGGATCATGTCTTTGTTGGACTTAGTTACGCGGAAGACGAGGCGCTGTGCAGTGTGGTGTTTCGTCGAGTAGATCCCGTAGTTGCGTTCGAAGTTCCCTGTAGGTAGCGGGACTTGTAAGATCGTCGGTGCATTGTACAAGGTGTCCTCCTGTAGAAAGGGCGGAGGCTTTTACACCCCCGCCCCGTCGGTCTAGCCTTGCTAGTACTTACGCGTCGGAAGGCTTGGCACCTGCGGCATCTGCACCGAGTAGGGTAGGATCAGCACCCTGTTGACGGCTGCGCTTGCTGACCGGGACGGTGATGCGCTTCACCTGCACGTCCCTGTTGTTGGTCAGCATATCGACCAGTTCGTCCTTGTCGAAGACGAAGATCGGCTCGGCCGTGAGGTTGCCCTGATAAGCCATATAGAAGGTGCGTGGCTTGTTCTCACGCTTGACCTTGGGCTGATCTGTTGGCTTCGCATTCGTCGCCGTAGAGACAGCGCGCGGGCCGCTATTCGTGGTTTTGTTTGCCATCGTGTCACTCATTGTTAAAAACTCCGTTAGATTAAAACCGTGGGTAGAGACACGCCCTACCCACGGCACTCGTACTCTTACGCTGTGCACATTGTCAAGTGCTTACACCATTTCCACGGCGTCGATCTCGGCTCGTTCCTCGCCCATGTACTTGGTCGACTTGACCTTCAAGTTAGCCACTTTCCCGACGAAGTCATTGATGTCGAGGCGGCGGGTCGCAGCCACGCGCAGAGCCTCGGTGAACTTGCGGATTTGATAGCGGTTCCGGTCGGTGTCGGGTGCAACGACCAGTCGGCGGTAGTGCAGCTTGACAGGCTCCTTCTGAGTCTCACCGAAGTCGAGTGGGAATTGATCAGGCATGATCGTGAATTCCACGTCGATGTAAGTGTTGCCTCGGTTGGACGTCTTCGCAGTGGCTCCGCTGACTTCCCCGACATATGTGCGGGGTGGAAGGGGCGGAGGTGCTTCCTGCGTGGAGATGTCGGCTGCGAACTCAAACACACTGCCTAGATCGACAGTATTTTCGTCTACCATGTCATGTCTCACTTGTAGTTAAATGCCCACACCTTTCAACGGTGTCAGTCCGCAGGTGCAGGTTATTTAGGCAACTGTATCTTGTCGTACTTAGCTGCTTTCCACTGATCGAATAGAGTGGAGAGCAGGACTTTAGAGGGGTTAGCTGCTGTAGATATGTCAAACTCGTAGCCACGTGTCGTGTCGAACATGCGCGACTTCATGGGTTTGTATAGACCGGCGCTGCGTACTTGAACTACACGTGCTGATATCCGGTCCATCATATGCCATACTTCGCTTATGTGGATAGGCACTTCCTCTCGCAGTGATCCACCTAGTAGAAGTGTGATCGCCATAACAGCGCCTTCGCTGTTCAGCATGGGAACGTCTTCATGACATATGAAGATGACGTTCTTCGTATGCCGTGCTGTGACTTGCAGAACTGACTTGCATAAGCCCAGCGCATGTCTATTACGGAAACCGTATCCAGCAGGACCGGGGTTCTCGAACACTGCACCCGGTGCGCTCTTGTGTCCTACGCTAAACGCTAGTGCCTTCGTGACGAATGCAGTGACGCTATCGACAACGACGGTTTCGATTGTGGGATCAGCTTTCAGTGCTGAGTCCAGACCGAACGGGTTGATCATCGACTGGACTTGCGAGACGCATGAGTCGGGCTCTTGCGCATAGTCCAGTATCAGCGTGTCCGGGCTCACAGGTAACGAGGCCGTTCCATCTGGGTCGAAGTTTAGCCACAGTCTTTTCCCAGTGGCCGTATTTGCGAAGTGCGTCTTCCCACAACCAGCAGGTCCCCATAGCAGCATGCTCACACGTGCTAGAGAACTTTTGTTTACGACTACGCTTGGAGGCATCACTCGGCCTCCGCTTTTTCGTCGATGTGGTCAAGTGGACTCCATTCATCTATACGCATATCCTCCAACGACATTACCTGTTCGTCACGGGGAAGCGCGCAGAAAGGTATGAACTGACAGGCACTAAAGTACCTGTTGCAGCTATGAGCATAACGGGGCGCTTGAGTTGCTCTCGTAATGTACGTTTCGTACGTGGCGATGCTGTGGAAAAACCATTCGCACCATCTAAGGCGATCAGACTCGGTTCTTGTGACAAGCTCAAAGACAACGCCGTCGAATGCAGACTTTGGTAGTGGAAGCTGGACGCCCATGACGATGGCATTGTTAATCTCCGTGTCGAGCAGCACACCAGCGGCTATCGTGTAGCCTGTGATCTGGTGCGATAGAGCGAATGACATGCGCCAAGCATCGGTTAGACGGGCTGCCGTCTTGTTCTCCCCGACTGCTAGCTGTTCACCCCATTCGTGAATTCCATCAATGCGTCCGCAGTAGTATTGTGGCTTGTATTGTTCGGCAGCGTCATGCGGCACATCACGAACAACTTCAAGCACGAACGGTATCTCAATGCCGATTAGATCACCACGTACAACGACAGGGAGCTTGGATTTGAAGTACCTGTCTGCGTAGACAAGGCAGCTTTCCTCCATGTTGCTCATCGTCCGTCGTCTGTCCTTGGGATCATCGTAGTAGCCTGTAGTATGTAGTGCGTCT